TCATCAGGGGTATTATCATTTAAACAAACATGAGATGATAATTGTGTAGTTTCTTGTATTGCTGTGTTTTCTGTTAAAGGTTTAAAGTATAAATCTAAGTTAATATCATAAGCCTCTAATATATCATTAATAGCCTCTATAATATCATTCTGTTTAGATGAAATTACACGCCTCATTAATTGCTCCTCTGCCATATCCATCTCATCGGCTGTATTACTAAATCCACTTGATGAAATAATACCTACAATAGCAGGACTTGTAACTCTATGACCTGTTAAAATCTTTTGTGTGGTTTCTTCTGTTAGAAAATCCCATTGTTTATGCATTTGATCGTTAACAGGAAAAGGTATTACAGTTATTTCCGCATCTCTACCGTTAAAAGATAACACAAAGTTTAAAGCATTTGGCGAGCCTGTTAATTTAGCTTTTATCTGTCTTTCAAACTCATTCTTTTCTTCATCAGTAAGCGTATTACCATCAGGAACATTAATTATGTAACCTGCGCTTAAACCTTGCTTAATAGATTTTAAGTAAAAGTTTGCTAACTCTGTTTCTATTTCGCAATACGGTAAAATAGAGATATAATCAGGGTCTGAGAAGTATTTATTCCCTGCTCTATACGGTTTTAGTCCGTAAATCTCTATACTATCATTAGAATAACCGAAAGATGAATATTCCTCTGGTGGATTTTGCATTACTTTAGCCCAATTCTCACAATACCAGAAGCTCTCTATTTCGTTATCATCATTAGCCACAGATGGGGCTACGTTTTGTTTTGGTAAGTGTGCTATTTCGCTTAATTGACCTCCTTTTTTTTTGATTACCTGTATAGCACACTCGCCAAATAAAACATAATCAAATATAATTTTCTTTAATTCAGCAGGTCTTAGTATAGTTGCTAACTTTACAAAACCTGTAAAATTCTGTGTATTTCTATATGATAACCCTTTTCCGTAAATTAAGCTTACAAAAGAGTTAATTATCGATGCGTTTGTAGGACTACCATTATATTGGTCTATAATATAATCGTAAAAACTATTATTTTTACCATTTAAAACCCATTTTTTAGACTTACTTTCCTCTATTTTTGGTCTTACATAGCTGTTTAATTGAAATAATCTTACATCATTACTCATAATAGTATAGTCCTGTTGTTTGTTTGTACTCGTTTGGCTCTGCATCTGTTATAAAAAGTTTCCCCCTATACACTACTTCTTCACTTTCTTTTATTAATATTTGGTATTTATAACCGTTTGTAAAGTCATAATCGAAAGTAATAGTTAAAAACCCGTTATTTATAGCGTATGTATTTGTTATTTCAGCTGTAAATTCCTGTGAACTTTCATCAAATAAGGTAAATGTTAACGCACCAGATGGATAATAACGAGGTATTAAAACAATCTCATGTGTCGCATCCGTTGGTGGTAATATCTTCATATAATTATAACGTAATTAATAGTTTTTTGTTATAGTAAAATAAAAACCCTGCTATAAAAACAGGGTTTAAACAAATATGAAAAAAGCAAATGGAAAAAATATTAAGCAATTAACGCCTCAAAAGCTGTTATAGTAGCTGAATCTAGTTTAGGTGATAAATCTTGTTCTATTGCAGTTCCTACTATTGTAAAACCGTTTAAATCAGTCTTAGCCCCTCCCGTAGTTCCTGAGATATTAAAATCTATTCCATCAGTAACACCTACTGCATGATAAACACCGTTTCTATCTTTTACAACCGCCTGCGGATAACCTTTTGCTAAAGCGTTAAACTCGGCTGCGGTTGTAGCATCCATTTTATTGAATACTGCTGTTACTGTTTGTGTGTTAGTTACTGTTTGTGTGTTTCTGTCAGATACAACTTCTTCTGTAAATGGGTTTCCATCACCTACTAAATCAAATTCATAAACAGTAGTTAAGGCTGCGTTTATAGCGGTTGCCTCTCCTGCTGTAATTGTAAAAGGGTCTTCTACATAGTTAAATAAAAATAGTTTAGAATTACCACCTATACTATCCTTACACCCTCTAGCACGCCCTTGTGAAATATCGCAAGCCATAAATTTATATGTTTTTAAAAAGGGTGAAATTAATCACCCTTTATATTAATTAATCTCTTATGCTGGTGTAGTAGTAGATAAATACCAAACAATATCCTCTGAATTGTAGTAACCAACCCCGCCATTGTAAACTATTTTACCTCTAACCTGTCCAGTTAATAAACCGATTTCATCTTCATCTACTAATGTAATTTCATTAAAATCAGCATTTAAACCAGTTGCAAAAACTACATTTTTCTTTTCAAAAACAGCTATTGTGTTATCAGGTAACCCGTTAACCTCGGTAAGCATATATTTACCGAATTTAGCTTGTTTATCGTCTGCTGTTCCGTTCCATGCAATACCCTTAGATATTAAATAGAATGTATAAGCTTGAAAAACATCAGGAGAAACAACTACTTTTAAATCTTTACGTCTTAAAGCTACAGGAATAGCTGCTAAAACTTTTTTAAGCTCAGATTCAACGTTAGCTTCTGTAATTGCAGCGCCTATCGGAGTAATTCCGTTATTAGCTTTGATAACATTTGCATCAGCAGCCCATTGAACAATTAAACCATCTCCGATTTCTCCTGCTGTAGCATTAACACCTGACCAAATTTCTTCATCAATCTTTGCTGCTTGTGAAGATAAAACTTCAACTTGCATAGCTTCCATAATATCAGATGGTGCATTAGGATTAGATGCAGAAGCTCCTATCGCGTCTTCACTCCATGTTTGTCTAAAATCCTCTTTACAAATTTGAAAAGGATTCATTACTTTTTTAGGCTCAATTACTTTTTCACTTAAAGTAACAGCTCCTTGTGGAGTAAATCCGCAAGTATAATCTACAGTACCATCAGTGTACTGAATCTTTCTTAAATTGTACTTATAATTAACGTTAGTTGCCTCTGTAAGCAAACCTAGTCTTAAAGTATCAGCCTCTTTAAAAGCTGCTCCTATAATCTCACCAGCTACTTTACCAGCATAGTTCGAATTTACTGTTGTTGTTGTTGCCATGTTTTATTTATTTCTTAATTTTTGTAATAATCTACCTTGTTTATTTAATTCAATCGTTTGCTGTGGTGTAGCATTGATTTTCTTTGATGCAGGTTGTTCGCTTAACTGCATTAAACTATCTTTTAAGTCATTTAACGCATTAGAAAACTCTAAGTTTTTCTTTTCCTGTTCCTCATTGTATTTAATCATGATTGACTTAATACTTTCAGTAACTTGGTTAACGATGTCGTTAGGCGTTGGCGTTGCAGGTGCTTCTTCTGTCATAGCAGCAGGCGCTTCTTCTTGCACTGGCTCTGAAACAGATGCTACAATACCATCTTCCTCAATAACTAAAACTTTACCACCCTCTAAAGGATATTCTCCCACAGGTACAGCGACTTTAGTTCCATCTTCTGCCATCACATAAACAGCAGCACCCGAAACTAATTCTTCACCATCAAATTCAAAAGTAATATCACCGTTAGCCGATGCAATACTTCCCATTTCTATTTTAACTTCCTCTGGCTTTTCGTCTTTATTAAGATTTAAAGCGGTGAGAATGTCATTTTTGAAACCGTTTAAGGCTTCTGTAAATTCACTCATGTTTATATCAGATTTTAAATTAACCTCTTTTAGTGATAGCATAGCATCAATAGAAAAGCCTTTTACTTTTCCTGTTTTTACGTAGTCATTCCAAATTTCGTCACTATCAACTTTCATTGTCGCAATCCATGAACCCTTAGGATATGATAAACCAAACTCATTAGATTTATCGTTTTTAGGGTTTTCAACTATCCAACTTTCAACAAATGTTACCCCCTCTATTCTTTGACTAGAGTCATGCTCTATTGTAGAATTTTTATGATAGTTAGATTTAAAGAAATGATATGATAAGTCTTTAATTGTTTGCTCGTTAAAAACAATATTAAATTCTTCTCCGTTTTGATTACGGTAAACAGGTTTATTAGGCTCTAAAACTAAACCCATTAAAATACGCTGTTCTAAATCAATTTCTTTTAGTTGTATGTTTTCTTTTTTTAATGCAACAAATGTACCCTCCATAGCTGGGTCATGTACTAAAGAAATACCGAATACTCCTTCGGTTTCCTGTTCGTTAAAAATCGCTTGATACGTTTTCATGTTAAAATAACGTGAATATTTGCATACTGTTACATAAATGCTTATTTTAGACATTTTTTCATAGTACGTTATTTTTTGATTAGTTAATTAAGCACTCTTTTAGGGTGCTTTTTTATATACTTGCATTTTCTACTATATTCCTATCTAAAGATTGACCTGTAGAAACATCACTAGTCACCACATAAGCTTTTAAAGGTTCTTTTTGACCTCCTAAAGTTTCTGCTATTTGATTACTTCCTGTGCCTTGCACTAAATTAAAAGAGGGTGCAGATTGACCACCACCACCGCCGGAACCTCTAACCGATGAAGCACCACCGCCTTTTGATGGATCTGTACTAAGTATTTTGCCTATTTGAACAGCACTAAATGCACCAGCTAAGCCAGCTTGAATAGCAGGATAAGCAGGAAATACAGTTGTAATAGGTGATGCTGCTGCGGTTGTAAATGCGTTTTGTACACCCTGAATACCGCTAATAGTTGCCTGTGCTACTGCTACACCCTTAGCTAATACACTCCCCTCTTTTGCTATCTCTCCTATTAAGCCTAAAGTATTACTTGCAATATTCACTTTAGCATCTTGTACTTCTTTATCTAATTCTTTTTGTTTTTCTGCTGTTACTCTAGAGTTTTCGATTAAAGCGTTATCTATTTCCTGTTTACGTGCTAAGTAATCATTTTCAGCATCTACTCTGGCTTGTGTACCCTCTGCGTATAACTCTTTTTTGCGTTCTAAATCTTCGGCTATAATTAGATTTTCTTCCTCTAATCTTTCACGCTGTCTATCTAATTTATTTAGTTCGTTTTGTTCTTGGTTTTCTTCAAACTCTAATTGAGCTAAACGTCTTTCTTTTTCAGCATCACTAATAGATGTTTCTAATGCTATTTGTTCTCTTAATAAAGAGTTTCTATTGATTAGTTGTTCACTTCTAAAGCCCTCTATTTGCGCAAGTACTCCCTCTCTATTTGCTAAAGCATCTGTTAAAGCTACTTGGTTTTCAATATTATTATTAGTGTTTAATGTCGCTTGTGCTGCTGCTACTTGCGCATCGGCTGCTGCTAACATTGCTTTTTCTTGTTTCTCTAATACTAAAGCAAGTTCTTCGTTTGATTTTATACGATCTGCTATTGTTCTTGTGTCGTCATCTCTTAACTGCCTTAATTGCTCTGCTTGCCTATCATATATTTCAACTAATCTAGCCTGTTGTGCTGCTGCTAATTCGGCTGTGTTTTTTAATTGCACATTAGCTGCTGCTTGCTTAACTGTTTGCGTTAAATATTCAGCGCCTTTATCAACTAAATTACTCACACCATCGGCTATTTTATTAGCTGCATCGTCAACCCCTGTTAATACATCTACAAATTCCAATCCAGCTTCTTTAACACTATCTAAAGCACCTTTAAAATCTCCCTCAAATAGTTTTTTTAACGCATCTCCCAAAAACCCAACAACCTCTAAAGCCGAATTAAACCTCTCTATTAAGTTTTCCTTTATAAGCTCTCCAAACTTTTTAAGACTATCTAAAGGGTTTTCAAATATCTGTTTAAAGAAGTCTATTACACCCCCTGCATTATCAAAAATAAACGTAAAGAAATCATTGAACACAATAGACAAAGTTTCCATTGTAGTAGAAAAGAAGTCTGCTACTTTTTGGTTTTGTTGGAATAAGTCTTTAAGAATACCAAAAGCCTCTAATAATAATCCTATACCTAAAGCTTTTATAGCAAGTCCTACACCCTTAAAAGCCTTACCAATACTATTAATCCCTTTTTCTGCGTTCTTGCTACTTTTAGATATATTAGAAACCTCTTTATTTAAGTCCTCCTGATTGTTTAAAGCTTTCTTTTGCTCGTCAACCATAGTGTTAAATAAAGACTTTATTTCCTTAACCGCTTCATCTGTTTTAGCTACTATTTCTACTACTCTTTCAATTGCCATAACCTAATTAATTTACGTTTAAAATCTTTCCATTTGTAAATATATTCATCACGACCTTTAGCAATTTCTATGTACTCGCCTACGTTATAATGATTAGCACTTTGTAACTGTTCTATAATTTCTTTTATCATCTTGCTTTGTGACTTCTATCAAAATTAAAATTCATTGCGTATATATCTAAAGATGCGTTTGACCTCACATAAATAGAACCCCCGTTAAGCTCAAAAGTGCTTCTTGTATAAGCACTAGATAAAGCGTATAATACACCTCTTTCAACTCCAGAACCTTTAGGAAAAGAGAATGTTTGTCTATATATTTCACCCACAGCCCCACCTAAGTCAATCCAAATATCTAACCATTGATCTACTGCCGATGGCTCTGCTCTGAAATAAACCATAACATCTAAACCATCACCATCACGACCTGTTATTTTACCACTTCCTACTGTGGATATTGTAGCAGTAGCCCCAGAAGTTCCCCCTGTAATAGTTTCGGTAGTAAATGTACCAACAACATTAAGCAATCTATAATTATCACTTATAATTTCTACTATTTCAGCAGTAGCCCCCGATGTTCCCCCTGTTATTGTTTCTCCCTCAACAAAAGTGCCCGTAACCCCTGTAACATCTATTTCAGCAGCATAATAAAAACATTTTACATCTGTTGGTAATTGGTCGTCATATATTGTTAATGCTCTATTTGGTAGTATAGTATCTGTATTTGCGCTAAGAGTAAACGGTGAGCCACTAGTATATCCATCATCTGAGTATGATGCTAGTCCTGTTCTACCGTATAATTCATCGAAATTAGATTGTACTTTTATAAATGTATCTCTTAATCCGTCGCCTGTGCCATCATTGGCTACTGAACCGTAATTTAAATCTTCTTGTGCCATATCTTTAGTTATTATCTGCTGTTACTATATTATTGTCTGCTGTTATAAAGTTATTATCTGCAGTTATTCTTTTATTGTCTTGTGTTAATGTAATGGTAAATTCTTGCAATGTATCATTATTAACTATTTCAACATCCATATTACGCTCTATATAGTTTATGTTTTCACTATTAAAGTCAAAATAAATATTGTTTCCGCTACTTGTAATATCTACCCAGGAAGTACCATCGCCTGTATCTATTTTAGTGTCTGTAAAACTTGTTAAACCTACTACATATATACTAGCTTGTTGTATTTCGTAATTAACACTTATTGATGTTTTATCTGGATAGAATCCTGCAATCGTATTATCAAAAGAATTAATTAAATACAGGTTCATTTTACCAGTTAAAACATTTAATGTATAATGGTCTATTCTATAATAATTATCTTTTATCTGTAATACATCATTCAACCCTAAGTCTAGTAATGCTCTTAATGGCAATGTAGCAGTATATTTAAAGTTTCTCCTTTTTATATTAAATATACTACTTATGTAATTTTCGTGGTAATTAGTATATAAAGTAGATGTTAATTTCTGTCCATCCCATGTAGAAAATTCCTGACTAAATAAAAAACAATAATTAGGCGTATCTAAATTATCTGAATGAGATGGTAAATTAATATTGTTACCTAAATCTATTTTACTATCATCATCATTAATAAACCCTATTTGTTTAGTTCC